CCTCCAGCGAAAATTCGGTTCGAGCCTTAAGGGTGCTCCCCTGGTCACCTCCACCCGCGCCAATGCGGCTAAATACATCTTCCGCGTCCCAGAGGCTCTGTGGGGGGAAGTAAGCGGTTGGGGCCACTCTGATGAGCATGCAGATGGTTATGAGGTGTTGTGGGGGCCTCAGGGGCTGATCTATGGCGATTATCCCGGCTCTAGCGATGGGAAGTGGGGTGAAGGCTCGTACAAATTTGTAGGTGACCCAGACAGCGTTCCAGTAGCACCGGATTGGTTGATTGCTGAGATGAAGGCGGCTAAGACGCCGACTGGATTCCTCAAGAACAAAACTGCGCTCGACCTAAGTGATCGGACTGAGGATGAAGTTGCGCTGATCATCAATGATTGCTGCACTGTTATTGAGAACCGTGGTTCTGGGCAACGTGATCACTGGGTGAAGGTCGGTATGGCCATTCACTCGGTCCTGCCGAATGAACGAGGTTTGGAGCTTTGGGCTGAGTGGTCGCGTAGAGACGGTGAATTTGCTGATGAATGGGAAAAAGGGAACCCTTGTACTAATACGTGGAACTCTTTCAAGCCCGGTGCCGTAGGGCTGGGCTCACTGATCTGGCAGGCAGACAGGGCTGATCCCAAACGGACGAGGTTTGACGAAAACAGCAAACAAATTCTTGAGACTGCTGAGGCTGCAATTCAACGCACCAGGGAAGTTGTTCTCTCTTTTGATGAGGTGATTCGTCGGGGCATGGCGATTTATGAGGGTGACGATGTTGCTCGCATGAATTACGAGTTGCACGCGCTGGCGATGGAGGCTCGTTACAAGGATCAGAGCGGTGTGGAGAAGCTGCTGCTTGATCACATCACTCAGCAGAATCGTGGGGTTGGTCACACCATGGATCAGTGCGTTGCGAGTAAGCGGGAGTATTTAATTCCGGGTTTGCTGCCTAGCCCATACAGCATTCTTTTCTTTGGTGATGCGGGTGGTGGTAAATCAGCTACAGCCATTGCATTGATGAAACACGTTGTAGACGGAAATCCTTTTCCTCTGAAAGATCAGCTCGTTCCAGTGGAAGCAGGGAGAGTTATTTATTTCAACGGGGATATGAGTGAGCAAGATTTTCGTGAAGAGTATGACTTGCACGAAATCAAGAACTCACACAATTTTCGGTTTGAGCCTGACTTCAATCTCTACAGGCGGATGCAGTTCGTTAAGACGATGAACGAGTTCAAACCAACGATGATTTGTATTGACTCGCTTTCCAGCTGTTCTGGAGCCAAGGCTGGTGATGAGAACAAAGCTGAGTTCGCACAGCCTTTGTACTGGCTGAACAACTCCAATGGGACTCTGTGGCCCAAATGCACGATTGTGATCCTTCACCACGCTGCAAAGGCTCACGGAGGCGTTCGAGGTTCTACAGCTATTGCTGCTGCTGTTAGTGAGGTATGGAACATCACTGAGCCCAAGAAAGATTCAGGGCTTACTGCTGACCAACGGGTGATCACTATCGGTAAATCGAGGATCAACCGTAAGGGTGAGACTTTGATTCAGAGTCAGATGGACGACTTAACGATCCACATCAAGGAAATCAAGAAGAAGGAGGAGGTACAGACGAAGGCTGGATCTGTTGCTGACCGGATCATGAACAGGCTTCAAACCTCTGAATCGTGGATGAGCCGTAGTGACCTCAACAGCGATCCGTTGGTTGGTGGTTCTGTGGCTGCTATCAACAAAACGCTCCAGCGATTAGAGGGTCGTGGGGTTGTTGAGGTGAAAGAGGAGAAGAATCCTGAGGGTGGTAAGGATGTGAAGCTCTATCGGATTCTTCTCGCGCACGGGGAGGCTAAACCAACAGGACAACAACCCCAAACCACCAGTAATGAAGCGACTTCCACAACAGGACACTTGACCTCAAAAGACCTACCTAAGGAAGAGTGTCCTGTTGTGAATTTCAGCCCTGGAGCGCCTTCTGCTGATGTTGAGGACGTGTCTTCTTGTTCCCACGCGAGGACGGAAGAGGAGATCAACTCCTCGCTCGATCAGAGCGTGTGGGATTAAACTTTTTGTGATACATTGGGGTTGACCGCCTGGGTCGCTGATTAGCAGCTTCAGTGCTTTGACCTAGTTAGTCCAGCCCGTCACTCAGTTGCCCGGTGTCTTACGAGGTTCGCCTTCTTTGCTCGGCCCACTGCTTCATTGCCGCCTTCACGGGCGGTTTTGTTGTTTCTGTGCTACTCTGTGTGAGTCAACAAAACACAAAAACTATGGACACTGAAACTTTTGAGTTTTCCGAAAAATTACTGGGCTGGGCTAAAGAAATCACCCTAGCGGAACTGCTAGACACACCGTTTACTCAGGCGTGGACGGTTTCAATGCTGTCGAACGCACTATTTAGCTGCGACGACTTCACCCACCCAGACGTAGATTCAGAAAAACTACAGTTCTCGCTGCACAGGATCTCTATGAAGATCAAGGCTAATCAACGTATGAAGCTGTTTAATTACTGTAGTAGTGCAGTGTCGGCTCGTAGGCAAGCGAGATTAGAGACAGAAGTGGTGTATCACGATGCTCGTATGGCTGCTGAAAATTCCAAGGAGTCTGCTCAATGAAGCGCACGGAAATCAGAGTAAAAATTGATTCAAATGATTTGGCCACCCTCGATGCAGAAGCACAAAAAACAGGTTTATCCCGTTCAGAACTCCTTCGATGTAGGGCAGTCCCGCACAAGCGTTACTCCCCAACGGAGTATTCGGCACTGGTTAGCCGAGCGAATAGGGTCGCTGACCTTCCACGCGATCAGGTGGAGCGGATTGTCAACTATGTATTTGTTGAACTCATGGGGCCGTGTGAGTAGGCAGCCAACCCCTAGAGATAAGCTGTTCCACCGTCTCCTGCTGCTTAAAATACATAGTGAGGAGTTGGTTTCCGATGGCTTGCAAAGTCTCTGGGTCGCGACAAGACTTGATCTCCCGCCTCATCCGCTCCAGCTCGAAAAGCCTCCTGGTGGACATAGCCATAATGGGTCTAGTAGAGAAGGGCGGGACGTGGAAGAAGAGTCAGCCGTTTATTCAAGGCTGAATTTTTTCTGTAGTGTTCAGATCCCTGATGTCATAGCCATCGTAAGGTTTACAACAGCAGACGACCATGATCGTGTGTTGGACGTAGAGGAAGTTATCTACGCAGACACACCGGAGGATTACTGCAAACTGGAAACAGACGTTCCTCAAGCCTTGGCGCACGGTATTGATGTCCTCCTGACCACTCACCTGGAGCCTGAAGATTTACCCGCGATCAATGCGTTTATTATCGACGTAGACGCTACTGAAGTGTGATACGGTGATGGAGTAAATTTTATCGGAGGTGACTACGTTTCGTTAATTGATTAGCCGTCTTCTTCATCACATCTGTCGAATGTATAACCTAGGTTTGGTCACCTAGGTTTTTTTGTGCGCGTCATCGAGTTTGAAGGTAACGAACGCGGTTTTCTTTTCACGTACCACAGAGTTCGGGAAGGGCAAAATTTCTTTGTGGGCTACTACAAGAACTCATCTCAGCTGTTTTATGACCCTCAGAACGCTTGGCGGATGTTAGGGGTAGCGAAGTTCACAGATGTTGGGAAAGCCTTAAAAGCTTGGTGCGTTGAGATGAATGCTCAGTACGGTGACGAAGTTAAAGAAGGTTACGAGGATGGGTCGTTCGCAGGTGACACCAAAGCAATTGTGTAGTAGGGTAATGGAGTACCAAACACCTACCACCATGACTGTCTTAGCAATCACAGGTTTTGAGATTTTCGTTGAAGACGCGGGAACGTATGCTCACATTTCAGCTGACGTAGATGTTGTGGTTGGCTGCACTTCCTACGGTGAGCAGACTATTGTTCCTAAAGCCTGCCAAGCCAAGGTCTTGCTTGCTGACGACACTGACCTCGACCTGTATCGCCACAAGACCGAGCAAATGGAGCTTGCAGAAGACGTTTCCCGGTGGGAGTACGTTGCCAACCCTTTCTAATGTGCTACAGTTCCAAAGTCCACAACACAACACAACAACGCTCATGACTTCTGCTTACACGACCAACAACATCAACGAGATGAACATTGATCGTCTCCTCTATACGTTCCAGCAGCGTATGCGCGTGCTTATCAAAGCCGAGCAGGGCAAGCACATGATGGATGCTTACGACGGTGGCTTCCTTGACATCATTGAGAATGAGATCATGCCGAATGTTGATCACATCGTTGATTGGGAGCCTTCGGACGATGAGATTACAGCTAACAACTCGTGTGGCACTCGCTGGCATGACGGCTGCAAATGACCTAGTAAACTCTCCTTCCCACTACGCGAGTGGTGGGTTGGAGTGTATCGACGCTATTAAAGGCTCGATGTCCAAACTTGAATACGAGGGTTACCTGAAGGGGAACCTTATCAAATACACCTGGAGATACCGCAAGAAAGGGGGCCTGCAGGACTTGCAGAAAGCCAACTGGTATCTTGATCGCCTCATTAAATCCAACGAACCACCCAATGACTGACTACAAAACCTATTTAGGCTTCGAGCATCTTGAGAAGCTCAACACCGCCACATCGATCTGTTTCGACTGCGAGACCACAGGACTCAGGCCGGACATCTTCGGGCTCCGGTTACTTCAATTCGGGTCGACGGCAAGGAAGATCGTGGTTGTTGTCGACCTATTTACAGCGTCGTCAAAAGAACTTACGCAGCTTGATCTTTTCTTTGCGAACGGTGATCGCTTCTGGACTGCCCATAACGCCGTCTTCGATTTGGGGTGGTTGCAAGCTTATGGGTGGCATCCTCGCGGACAAGTTCGCTGCACAATGCTCGCGTCGAAGATCCTGACCAACGGAATGCCCAACCTTAAGCACGGTTTGGCTCCTGTAGCCAAGCGTTACTTGGGTATTGAGGTAGACAAAGAACAACAACGTTCTGACTGGAGCGGTGAGCTAACTGAAGCGCAAATAATTTACGCGGCAAAAGATGTAGAAGTCTTATGTGAGCTGGATGTTGTACTACATAAAAAAATTACAGATGAAGGTTTGAGTGCTGCATATTCGCTTGAGTGCAGGGCATTGCCTGGTATGGCTTCGATGGCTAATAACGGGCTACCGTTTAGCCGGAAGGCGCTCCAGGGGATTGAGGTTGATTACGAAAAAGACATTGAAAACCTCGGTCGTGAGTTCCATCTGGAGCTTGACGAAGCACTACCTAGGGAAGAGAAACTACCGCGCAACGAAGATGGAACTTTTAACCTTAGGGCTCGCGAATCTGGGTCTATCCGGCTTGGTACAAAACAACTCGCCGGTTTCAACATTGGAAGCCCTAAGCAGCTGCTGGAAAAAATGACGCTGATTTTGGGGGAGACTCCAATTGACGCCAAGACACAAAAACCCAGTGCATCGAGGACTGCGTTGCGGGAATACGCAGGAAAGCACAGTGTTGTTGCTACTTACTTGCAGTGGAAGAAAGCAGAAAAACGTCGGCAGATGGTGGCGGCACTGTTAAAGCACCAAAGCCCTGATGGGTTTGTACGTGCCAGCTATTGGCAGCTTGGTGCAGAGACGGGGCGAATGACTTGCAGCGACCCTAATCTTCAGCAGGTTCCTAGAGATGCCCAGTTCAGGGAGTCGGTGATCGCACCAGAGGGGTGGTCATTTATAGGGGCTGACTTTTCACAGATGGAGTTGCGGTTGTTGGCAGTGGTGGCTCAAGACGAGAACATGTGTACTGCTTTTATTGATGGGCAGGATCTACATACGGTTACTTCTGAAGCATTGCGATGTGAGCGTCAGACAAGCAAGTCAGCCAATTTTGGTTTGGCCTATGGCTCCGGTGCAAACGGTTTGCGTAATTATGCAGCTGGTATGGGAGTGCAGATTACGCTCGAAGAAGCAAGGCTTGTGCGACAACAGTGGCTCGACACTTATTGCGGTGTGCAAGCCTGGCACCGCCAGTTGGCTAGAGAGTCCGATAACACTGCCGGGAAACTGGTATCAATACGGGTTCCGGTAACTGGTTTGCGTCGTTTTTTGCCTGGCGATATGAATAGGTTGACGGTTCGAGCTAATACGCCGGTACAGGGAGCTGGTGCAGCCATTCTGAAGTGTGCTATTGGATCACTTTGGCAGGATCTGCAAGGTAGTGATGAGGCCAAACTTTGTGCTGCGATCCATGATGAACTTCTCCTTTTGGTACGAAAAGGGCAAGAGGAGAAGTGGATGGAGACTCTAAAGGTTGCAATGGAGTCGGCAGAAGCTAAATGGTTGGGTGACGTTCCAGCTGTGGCGGATGTTAAAACAGGACCAACCTGGGCTGCTTGTCACTAAGTAAAACAACAGTTAATGGAAATAAGAGTTTCCGGTAAACTTTGGTGTAGTTGTTTTTGTTCAGAGTTTCGGTGGATTCAGAAGCTCTGGGCAAATTTTGGTTGAAAGTAGATAAGCGGGGACCGACCCAAGAGAAAATGGATTCGCGGTGCTGGTCTTGGACTGGTGCCACAACTCCTGAAGGATATGGGCGCTTCCACCACAAAGGAAAAGATTGGAGAGCGAGCAGGCTCTCGTTTCTGTTGGCGACGGGGCTAGAGCCTGAAGTTGTACTACACAGATGCGGGAACCCCAACTGTGTGCGCCCCAGTCATTTGCAGGCGGGAGACACTAAGGAAAACCTGTTAGATCTCTTGATAGATCGCATATACACAGACCGCGACGTAACCTGAACTGTTGGACGATTTTTTGGCAAGTGGTGGTTGGTTTTTCAGTGGCGCGGACAGGAAACGTGTGGCATTTGAAGATGGCGGGGTCTACTACAGAAGAAACTTTTGGTACTCTTGGCGCAGCTATGCGCTGTGCGTACCTACTTGCTGATGGATTCAAGAACTGGCAGGCAGATAGCGATGCAGGAGCTGTTGGAGGCGTGTAGCACTAGCTGGGTGTCTGACATCATGCGGGCCACGTTGTTCTTGCAGCGGGCGGAAGAAGTGCGGACTGGTTGCCGAAAACAACGTACCCGGTCACGCACCAGGCAAAACAACGGCGCTAAGACAAAAGCGGCGAAGCTGGATCAACCTCTGATTTGGTAGTGTAGTATATGCGTATTCGCGTTAAGTTAATTGAGTACAAGGCACGGGGCTAAAATCTACGTTCAGCTACTGCTGGACCCTAATAGAGCAGAGCTGCTACAAGATATGGCCGAAGAGCAAGGAAAACGTAGCACTGCTCTGATGCGCGAGATTCTTTACTCGCACCTGGAGCGAACGCTACCCTCCGCTGTTTATGGAGAAGCTGAGGCTAGGGATCACGCGGTGTGGAGAGAGTCTGTGAGTAACAGGGTGAATGGGCGCACCAGGAAAAGGAAGGAGGCCCTGGCTCAGTGTCAGGTAGAGCCGCCGGTTCAATGCCCGATAAAAGCTGAGTAGGGATAGTGTGTTACTGTATCAGGGTTCTGGTTACCCCTGTTCATGACACGCTACGCATTAGCTCGTTCCACCTCTGATGGTTTACAGTATCTGGCCGCTGCTTACGGCAACTCAGGCGACGGCATTGCCTACACTCCGATGCGTATTGACGCCGGAACGTATGTAACTGTTGAGAAAGCTGTAGATGTATGTCGGACGCTTCACCAAAATAGTTACGGTGACTTTTTTGTTGTTCCGGTGGAGGAGATTTAATGGTTGATACTTTGGCTGCTTATCTGGCAGAGATTGGACGTTACCCTCTGTTGACTAAAAATCAAGAAATACTCCTAGCGCGGCATGTTGTTATATGGGTCAATGACAAAGACGCCACGGATAGACAGAAGCGTATGGGTAAACGGGCTTTTGAAAAACTCGTCAACTGTAATTTAAGATTAGTCGTTTCTATCGCTAAAAAATTTCGCAATAGAGTAACTAAAGCTGAGTTGCTTGATCTTATCCAAGAAGGAAACATCGGGCTGTCTCACGGTATCAAAAAATTCGACCCAGAGCGTGGGTACGCCCTCTCTACTTATGTTTACTGGTGGGTACGGCAAGGCATCACACGTTACCTGAGTTGTAGTGACAGAATTATTCGGCTGCCTTCCCATGCTGGTGAGGTGCTTGCAAAACTTAGGAAGTGGACGCCTAGTTTCTTTTTAATTCACGGGAGGGCTCCAACACTTAAAGAGTCAGCAGAGTTTTGCGAAGTTACAGAAGATAAGATGCGACTTTATCTCGACAACTCTTACGATGCAAGCAGCCTAGACAAGCCTATTAACAGTACAGACGGAGAAACTACCTTGCTTAGTTTGGTTCCTGTTGAAGACGATATATTAGGAAAAGTTGAAAATAATATACGTTTGGAGGCTATGGACAGTCTGCTGGAACGTTTGAGTCCTTCCGAAAAGTATTTAGTGCTTAGGTATTACGGGATATACGGCAATGACGCTGTTACCTTAACGGTGCTGGCTAAGGAAGTAGGGCTGTCAAGAGAGAGAGTAAGACAGAAAATTTCAAACAGCCTGAAACGGCTTAAGCTGTGGTCGGCACAACACCCTCTTCTTTGATGACTCGTTTAACGCTCGAAGGGTTTACAAACTTTTTCCGTTACTTTCAGGGTGAGACGCACCAGCTAGACGCTATAGGTGAACTCTGGCGGTGTATGCCAGTTCAGCTCCTAGAAGAAGAAGCGGATTGGATAGTTAAATACAGGACATCCTCAGCAAAAGAAAAGCCCAATGCCATCAGTGTGATTAACGCAGCTGGCTTGGCTCTCATAAAAGAATTTGAAGGGTTGAGGCTCGATGCCTACATTTGTCCCGCTGGAGTGTGGACTATTGGGTACGGCTCCACTGGCGATCACGTTTACCCTGGTCAGCGCATAACCGAGCCAGAGGCTGAGGAGCTGCTGAGAAAAGACTTATGGAGGTTTGAGGATTGCGTTAGTTCTCAGGTGAAGGTAAGCCTGACTGACAACGAATACGCAGCTCTGGTGTCCTTCGCGTTCAACTGCGGCTGTGGTGCGTTCCAGGGATCAACCCTGCTGCGTCGACTCAATGCAGGTGAGCCCAAACCACGGGTGTTTAGTGAGGAGTTACCTAAGTGGGTCAGAGGAGGTGGACAGGTGTTGCCTGGTCTAGTGCGTCGTCGAGAGGCTGAGGTTGCACTTGCGTTGAGCTGAAGGTAGGATCGATTTTCAACCACCTTTTCGAGGTCGGCTTGTCGTGAAGTAGCCGGGGAGCTGCTTGTCAACAGTCATGCGGGCGCGTGAGCCGGTGACACTCCCCCCCCCCATTTAGCTTTTAAGAGGGGATAAACGGCAGTGGCTCGTTTCCTTTCGCGACCCAGGCTAAAAACGCTACATAATCCCGGTTGTTTGGGTCTGTAGGAACAGAAGACGGATTGCCTTCTACATCAGTTCTGAGGAGGTCAGTCTCTGTGGCATCCAACCACCTGTATGTGTAAACAGGTGGAACGATTTTATTAAGAACGGTCTTAGCAGCTGTGGCTTTGACTTTTGATGAGCGAGGCATTTTTAGAAAGCAAGGGGATCGATTAACTGAATGCTGCCGTAACTAATTAAAGTTCCGCTTCAGCGTAATACCCGTAACGGTAAAAATCTCCTGTGACTAAGCCGGATCCTCCCAGCATATAAGTCCACCCGCCCCTGTTGACGGAAACTGCGGCAAAATTAGCCCCAACATCAGTAGTTAAATTGTTGTAGGCTGCGACTTTCCCCGGCGTAAAATTGCTCGGACTAACTATCGTTACCGTAGGCGTTGCTCGCATACTTCTTATGAAGTAACTGCTTGCAGCTATTCTTGATACGGATATAGCTGGGCCAATGATGCCAGGTGCAGCTTCTCCAGGGGAATCTTGATAGTACCTTTGACATTCAGAAAGAACATCCCCGTAAGATTCATACTCGAAGGGAGTGGCTACAGATCCTATCTCTATCTGAACGCCTGTCACATTAAACGTATTACTTGTAGTGTCTGCCCAGGTGTTGGCATCAGAAGCAAGACCCCATTTCGAGTCGTTACTCCAAGAATCAGCAGTTCCGTGAGCATTTGAGCCAACGTCTAACGCAAAAAGAAGTTCTAAACCTGAGCTTGATCCAGTCTCCCAAGTTCCGTCAGTGCATCCCGGTATTGTCAGCGTAATATAGTTCCAATCAGCGTTTGGTAAATTGTATTGTTTAATATAGCTTCTATCCATAAGAAGATTTCTGAGAGTAATGGAATAGTTGCCTGGAACACTTGACCGCGCCCAGAAAGACACAGTAATTGTCTTTGCACTGGCAGTTCCATAAGCTAGTCGCGCCGTGTTAAAACCTTCTATTTGTTGAGTAACTAACAGCCAGTCGTCTACGCCTAAAGCACCTCCTGTTGTTCTGGTGTATTGAAGGGAGTTAATAAATCCGCTGCCAGTTGGTACGTCGGTACTCTTATCTAGGTTTATATCGCTAATTGTTGTCGCGGTGCGAAATCTGTCTATTTGATAGGTAGCATTACTTGGGTTGACAAAAGTGGTACTTCCGCCGTTCAGTAAATATAACCTTTGACAAACAGTCATCCCGCCATTGATTATCAAGTTTCTGTTTCCGGCTAATTGGCCGCCGTTTTGCGATGCTGTTTGAATATCACCCTGAGAAGTAATGTTGCCATCCGTAGCGATTCTGCCATCACCGTAGATACTTATAGTTTGAGCAGCAGTTCCTGTTGTATAGCCAAGAAAGATATAATTAGTTGTATCGCCTGAGGCAACGACTGTGCCGTTGCGTAATTGAGTGCCTGTATTTGCCCCTTGATAGGGATCAGCCTTAGCTTCGATTATTGATGCAGTTGTTTTGATATTGCCAGTCGCATCGATGCTACCGTTACTATTCAGCGTAATATTAGGAGATAAGGGTAAGGTTCCTCCGATCAGGACGCTGTTCGTACCACTATCAGTAACAAGATCAGGGCTTCCAACCTGGCCCAGTCCTAGATACCTTCTATTTACAGCACTAAGATTCAAGGAACTCTGACTATCTCCTCCTGTTGTGTCAATCTGAAAGCGACCTGTAGTTGTAGATCCAGAATCATCAAAGATCGCAAGAGTGGCACCAGACGTACCAGTGGCCTTTGTATGGATAGGGGCTCCTGGCGCAAAAGGCAGTCCTACACCTAGTGGGCCAACCGCAGTGATGCTGCTATTCAGCTCTAACGTGTCTGCTGCATTGACAGGAGTGATGTTTCCACTGCTCCTACTCCAAATCTCTGAATTTGTTAGAGCTGTGTCCACAAATTCAGTTGTTGCTATGCGTGTGCTGTTGTCCGCAGGTAGCTGCGTTGGGGCGGTTGGATTCCCAGTGAATGCCGGACTCGCAAGTTCGGCCTTTTTATCTAATTCGACTTTTAATCCGGCAGGGTGAACTGCCAATGTGCTCGATGTTCCGGCTGTTGTTTCAGCGGAGGTGGCCAGCTCGACAACTCCGGCCTGAGTTTGGCTTGCGCTATCGACGCCAATTGTGGTGGTTCCACTAACGGTTGTCGCAGTGACGGGAGACGTACCAACGATTGATGTGATAGTCGGGCTGATGGCAGTACCGACCCAGGCAGTGCCCGTGTAGACCTTCAGCTCAGGTTGGGCACCTGAAATGTCCAGCCAAAACGCGCATTTTATATCTGTGGGCTGTGAGTTTCCAATCGTCACCCCGCCTAATTGGATTACATCTCCGGCGGTGTCTTTGCAACATAGAAACGGGCCATCAGCATTGATATTGACTGAAATTTCGCCTTCAGCCAGTTGTGCAGCAGTAGGCGCTTTCCCGCTGACGGATGAATGCTTGAGGACTAGCTGTAAAGACATAACCTATGGAGGCGATTTTGACCCTGTATAGACAGGTGATAGGCACATTCTAATCGGTGTAGTAGTTCAACTAACTCCGAAATCAACCATAGAATTTATCGTTTATTAGGGCACCGCCAACCGTTTGACCTGTAGACGTATCTAAGCCTTTATACCAGACTTTTGAAGTTATATTCAGAACATTGCTGCTACTGGACGAATAGGCAGATTGGCTCCCTCCTGATGAGGGCGTTTCCGTTACGTTTGAACTAAGGACTGTGCCTGTCCTGGCTTGCTGCCAAACGTAATTGGTGTAGCTTGCATTTCGTACAAGTGAAACTGGTTGATATACCTGATCTGCTATGCCTACCGGTCCCGCTGAACCAGTACCTCTGTTGCCAAACACACCAGCAAACCCATGCTGGTGATTGGAGGCGGTGAAATTTGTCTGGTAAGAACTATAGCCGCCAGTGTATAAATTACTTCCTGCTGGCAGAATGCCAATCAGCGCTTGAAAACACGGCCCCCTAGTTCCATTAGTAGCACTACGATTTGCCATCAATGCGTAGCGCCCGTTATTGTCTAGTAAATGAATGCAGTTCACGTCAAGATCTTTTTCAGTTATAGATCCTGAGGTTTCGTTAATACTAGATTTCCAGTTAAAGTAGACACCGAGAGAAACTGCTTTAGCACTGGAAGCAACTCCTCCTATCAATTCATCGCTGTGTGCTGTCCCTAGAGTTTCCGATCCAACAGTAATACCGTACGCCGAAGTTAGTGGGTACGAAGTAACTCTTACGTTGCCCATTAAGTAGACCCCAGCCATACTAACATTACATTCGTTAAATGTATAAATCAGAGGGTTGATGCCCCTATATCCAATCGAACCGACCCCAGGAGCCAGCGCATCAAATACGACATTTGAAACGTCGAGGTCTGAATCGTACACCAGTATTACGCTGGTATTAGTCCAATGGTCATACCGGTAACTAGTTGGGATATCCCCTGATGAAAGCCATTGATCAATCGCTTGCGGTACTGTGTAACCCTGTCCCCTATAGGGTTCAAGTAGATCAAAAATAGTGGCGGGGAAATTAACAGTATCCTCCCAAGCTTTTTCAGGGCTTAGCCATGCAACCCCCTCGACGCGTCCACCTTGCCTAAAAATTAGTCTGAGCGGATCTGTTATTACATTGACTCTTTCAGTTGAGTCGGGTGGTGTAACAGTTGTTCTTATAGATGACGCAAGTACGGGAATGTTAAACCCGTCCATTAAGCCTTTTACATTTGTCGTGGGTAAGACAGATGAGTTAAAATTGCTTAAAACAGCCGTATCAGAAAATTCACTTTCAGCGCCTTTAACATAGGCTATGTGATCAAAACCATCAATGCCTACCCAGTAGGGACCATTGGCAAGGTTGTATCTTACAGTCTCCGCAGGACTAAAATTATCATTGCAAAATCTAACAGCGTCAGAAAAGCGAACAGCATATTCTGCTGTAAATGGTGGATCATTAGTAGCATCTCTATTAGGATCTAAGACAAGAGAAGCAGACGTACCATCAAAGTCGTAGGTTCCGTTAATAACCGCATTATCTGGAACGACGTAGACATTAGTGACACCCGGTCTGGACGTTACGACTCGTGCCCATTGAGCCCAATACTTAAGGCCAGCTGGTGTGATGAATTTAGCCCCACGTGCGTTAATCTGCTCATCCGTAGGAGCCGAGAGAGTATTCTCAATCTCTTCGATTGAAGCAAGTTCGCCCTCGCCAATTACATCAGTCTCCGCCTCTGGGTCAGGTGGTATACCAATAATGTTCGCGCCAGTTACGTTCAGTTCGTTGTTGACCTGTAGTTCATTGACGCTTAAGGATTCATAGAACGTTGGAAATACGATTTCACGATCTGTATCACCCAACTCCTCAACAGATAGAACATCTCCAGTGCTTACATCTTCAAGTCCGCGAGGTGTTACCGCAAAACCTTCCTCATTAAATCCACTGGCGTAAACTTTGCCGCCGTTTTTGTTCGTGAAATAATACGTGAATTTGTTGGGGCGACTCAGCTCGCCTTGGTATTTTGGCAGTGCCTTTGTGTAGTTCAGGTAACCAGCCCATTCATAGGCGTGACCAAATAGCCTAATCTGACTGGGACGACGGAACTGAAGCGGCCAGTTTGCCCATGAATTTGCCGCTCCAGATGGGGCAGAAATACCGTCAAGGCTTGAGATGGGGTCGCGTTGGCGAGAACCTTCGGGTTTAGGTTTTAATATCGTTGTAACATCAATGTTACTGAAACCAATACTTACGAGAAAGCTGAAGATTGCTTTGTAATCTGTGGCGCTAACATACTGTTTCTCAATTGTGCTGTCAGAAGTCCATACGCTTGGGAATGAATATCCACAATCTGTTGTGTCTTGGTTCCCGTCAGTATCGTTATCAAAAACAATGACAGGAGCACTGTTCTTGAAAAAGTCTTCTGACCTATATTGATCTTCCATGTGAACATAGTTTTCTTGCCATTTATTGCCGTCAAACGCTCCATCATCGTTTTGTTCGATGCAGATCCAATGTTTCCCTTCATACTGGGCAATGTCACCTTTGCGGTAGTACCGACTGGGTGCCCAGCTGTTGTCAGCGTTCTGACGCCGTAACTCGACTTCGGCTGATCTTTCTACACCCGCACCAGCGATCTTTTTAGGTGCTGCGGTTTGGACCGTAATACAAGCATTCGTTGGGATTTCCCCGCTGATTGATCCGCCTAAAACGTCAGTCTGAAGCGTGTAGTCTCTCAAAGGATTTCGAGACGTTGTTGATGTGTTATTCAGTAAAAGGGTGAAGCGACGTTCTGATGATGATCTGGCATCTCTTACCCTTCGGATGTAAACCCTCGAACCGTCCAAGTCACCAGCGAATTGGCCGGGGTTCAACTCCTGCCCAGGTGAGATCCCGTCCTCGTTCTCAAATGTCTCTTTTACAAGCAGTTGATTTGGGGTCGCTGGATCCCAAGAGGTAGCTTCCAAACGTGCGCGGAAGTTTTTACCACCTGAGTTCTCGATCCACAAGTAACTACTGTCTCTTAATGTATAATTTTGAGCGTCTAAAACA